CTGAAAGTTTTATTGTAAAGGATAATTATGTAGATTTACTGCAAATATTATTACTAACTACTGCGGGTGCGTACTTCGCTGGTAGGACAATAGAAAAGACCACTCGTAAATGAATAAGCTTACATTATTCTTAATTCTGTCAATGCTTAGTTTGACAGTATTATCCCAAAGAAATCCGTTCTTACCTCAACACAGGCTTGAGGCTGACACACTCCCTAATGACATCTGTGCTGTTATGGAGGATCCGTCTGGGAATAGAAACCTCGTAGACGAGGACTACACGAACCCAGACAACGTATACTGGAAGACTGTCAGAACAGTAGTTACTGTACACCATGACTCCACAGGTTTGGGGTGGTTGCCGTATGACTTAGTCGAGAACGCTATCTTTGATCTCAACGAGCAGTTTAATGCGTACATGTTTGAGTTTGAGCTGGTTGACATTCAGTACTCTAACATGAATGAAAACTACAGTGGGCAGAGAATACTTGATGGGTTAGCTTGTCTCCCGTACAGCCAACCAGATGGGGTGACCCTTGCTTCTGACTACGCTTGGGATACTGAGTACTTCATGAACATTCATGTAGTTCCTGATATGTGTTTTACCATACTTGGTTTCGCTTACAGGCTCCCAGCTTACTACAATACTATGGATGGGGTTTGGGTGCAGTCAAACTGTTTTGGGACCGACCCTGACTACTGCATGGAGAACAGAGCCGAGAACAAGACTTTAGTTCACGAGGTGGGTCATTACTTAGGCTTGTATCACGTATTTCAATATACAGAATTCTGCAATCAGAACGTAACTGCTGATTGTTCTGGAACACAAGACAGAATATGCGATACCCCGCCTATCAAAGTTCAATACGACTGCGGGAACCCAACTTGCTTTAACTCGAATGGCGTATGGGATGGAGATCCTTGGGAGGGTTATCAGCACAACAACCACATGGATTATTACATAGACTCATGCAGGACTGCATTCACTTACGGGCAGCTTTTGTATATGCATAATCACATGATTTACAATCGTCCGTCAATCATCGGAGAGACCCCACTTTGTTGGGGGGATATAGATGGGGATTATGTAGTCGGGGCTAATGATATCCTTGCATTACTTTCTGCGTATGATCAATTTGTAGAGGATACAAGCTGTCCTACTTGTGACATAAATGAGGATGGGTTTGTAGGAACAACAGACTTACTACTACTACTATCTAACTACAACACAGTATGTTTTGGGGCAGGAGACATGTTGCCATTCGAAGAAGCCCCGTCAAGAGAAGTAAATACTGAACAGATGTGGAGATTATTCCAACAGGATGTAAATTTGGATACAAATTCTCCTAGATGGAACTCGAAGTATTAAGGTATAGCTCTCAAGAAGACAGCACTATTGGTGCATTATTTGATCATACAGATGGGACTAAGTTTCTGTGTTACACATTAGAAGATGAGTACAGAGAGAACAAGGTTATGCATGAAACCAGAATACCAGCAGGTACCTACGAAATTACTCTACGTACTTGGGGCGGTTTTCATGAGCGCTATTCAAAGCGTTTCCCAGAAATCCATCAAGGGATGCTATGGATTCGTAATGTACCTAATTTCGAGTATATTCTTATTCATTGTGGGAATGATGATGATGATACCAGCGGCTGTTTGTTGGTTGGGGACACTCAAACATCGAATGCTAATGGGTCTGACGGCTTTGTCGGAAACTCTATACGTGCGTACAAAAAGATATACCCGTACATCCTTAAGGCAATAGTTGACAAAGAAAAAGTAACTATCACTTATACAGACTTTGATAGTGTATAAGTAATTTTATTATATTTGCCATTAAACCAAACTAATAATGGCAAGTGTAAATTTCAAACCTACTAGAGATTGGGTATTGCTCCCACTCAAAAAGAAGACTCAAACTGATTCAGGTATTATCTTATCTGAGCAAGCAGCTAAAAGTCTTCAAACAAATATTCTCCCTGTCTTAGCCGCTGGCCCTAAATGCGAGATGGTTAAGGAGGGAGATATTGTTATGGTACATCCTACATCAGAGGGATTGATTATTGACTTAGATGAGGGTCAGTTTGTTATGGTTAATGAGTTTATGATCTGTGGAGTTATTCCTCAATGAACGGAACTGTAACAATCTCATTGGAACTATTCGACAAACTAAGAACTGAATCAGAGAAGGCAACTAAGCTAAAAGAGCAAACAATTCAAGCATCTAAGGAGCTTGAAGTCTTCTTATCATTCTTAGTTACTAGGGAAAACATTAGTGAGTACTTAGAAGAGTTTAATAGACAATCATTGACATCACAGATTGTGATATCAAATGGGAGAGCTAAAATTAAGATCAATGAACCTAAAGATTAATACTGACACTACTCTTAAGTACATACAAGTATTTAATGGGATATTAGAGTTAACTCAGAAAGAGTTACTAGTACTTGCTGAGTTTATTAATGTTGGAGATCCAGCTAATCTTTGTACTGTAGAGACTAAACAGATTGTAGCTAATAACTTAGGGTTTACAGATTTTAACACTCTTAATAACTATATTAAGAGATTAAAAGATAAGAAAGCTCTATCAGCAACAATGAATAAGGGTAAGATTGTATATACTGTCCCTAAATTCCTCTACCCAACAAACGCAACAATAACTATCACTCATGCCTAAGCATCCTACAGTATTGAAGATGATGCGCAACTTCGCTAAAGATTTAAAGAAGTTTGCAGCTGCAGGAGCCCCTCACGTAACAAAAGCTGAGTACGAAGATAGAGTTACTACTTGTACTCAATGTGAACACTTTCTACGAAATAAGAGATGTGGGTTATGTGGATGTGTGATAGAAGTAAAAGCTGCTTGGGCTACAGCAGATTGTCCAGATGGGAGATGGAGTAAAAAACGAATAAGAAATGGACGAAAAAGCAATAATAACAAACCTAGCAACGAAGCACAATCTCCCAATATCCAAAGTTGAAGATATAGTATACTCACAATTTAACTTTGTTGGGAAAGTAATTAGAGATGGGGAATTCAAAGCTGTTAGACTCCCATACATAGGAAAGTTTCATGTTAACCCTGGAAGATTAAAGCATCTAAATGAAAGACCTAATAACAGTTGATGGTACAAAGGTTATTCCTTCTCCTTATGCTTTAACTATCCCTGAGTTTAAATCTTTAAAGCTTGAAGAGCTTTCTGCTGTATACTTTTTTACTGACCATAGATCCCCGTATGCAGTCTATCCAGAAGAAGAGAGGTGGAGTAAAATCAATGAATCTGTAAAAGCTGCATTATCCCCTAAGACTAAAGCAGCTATTGACAGATATAGACTACTATCAGAAACATCTGCAGTTAAGCTTCTTAATGCTGCTAGAGAGTCTGTAAGTAAATTAGAGAGGTACTTTAAAGAAGTAGACCTTACAATAACTGACGACAATGGACGCCCAATATATCATGCTAAAGATCTTATTGCTAATCTTGCTAATATGGGGAAAGTCGTTAGTGGGTTGGATGAACTTGAAGAGCTGGTCAAAAAGCAACAGCAAAAAGACAACCCAAACAGAGGAGGAGTTGTAGTCAATAAGTACTCACAATAACCTTTTCCGACGATGTTTACCGACACTCATCTATTCTCTCCAGCAGCTCAGTGTTTCCTAGAGAAAGGGCTCTATACCGACGCCTTACCCGACACAAAGGAATACTTTGAGTTTTGGGATAGGGAGAGAGATAGATGTCTGTACGGATTTGAAGTTAATGGGGTTAGGATTACAGGATATCACTACTTCTACTTAAACTATTGTCCTATTGACAGAGCAGTAGATGAAGTACTCCCAGATGGGACAGTACAATCACGAAGAGATAGAACCTTCCCTGCATTCTATGATGGGGACTACGATTACTTCAATGCAGTAGATAAGTGTAGGAAAGATAACAAACACATGTCTGTGCTAAAAGCTAGACGTAAAGGTTTCTCATACAAAGCAGGGTCAATGCTAGCACGTAATTACTTTCATCTACGTAACTCTAAGAACTTTGTATTTGCTGAGCAGAAAGAATATTTGATTGGGGACGGGTTGTTATCTAAGACTTGGGATTTTATTGCATTCATTGATGACAATACAGCTTGGACACAACCTAAGCTGATTGATAAAGAGATGCATAAGCAGTCTGGGTACAAGAAAAGAGTCAATGGTACTGATGTAAGTCTTGGAATGAAATCTCAGATTATTGGGGTATCTCTTAAAGACAATCCACACAAAGTCAGAGGTAAGGCAGGTGAGCTTATATTCTTTGAAGAAGCAGGTTCATTCTCAGGACTTTTAACTGCATGGGAGATTGCTATGCCTACGATGAAGCAAGGTTCTAAAACATTAGGTACTATGATTGCTTTTGGGACAGGTGGTGAAGAGGGGGATGGGTTTGCATCACTAGAAGAGTTATTCTATCACCCAGAAGCATACAACTGCCTATCGTTTGAGAACGAATGGGATGCAGGTGCTATGGGTACTAATTGTGGTTATTTTGTTCCTATCTACCAAAACCTAGACGGGTTTATGGATGAGAACGGGAACTCATTAATTGAGGAAGCTAAGCAGTTTGAGAACGAAGCTAGAGAGAATAAGAAGAAAGCTAACGACCCAAAGAGTTTTGATCAGTACATAGCT